CTGACGGGGGTCATGTCGGGGTAAGGAGTGCAGAGACGGTCGGACTGGTCTTTGGCCACTTGAAGTTCGGGAACTTGAGCAACGGGCTCTGCTGAAGCATGTGAAGTCTGCTCTGAAACTTGATCCGCTTTGGGACTTGAGACATCTAATATGTCGGTTGTGGAAGGTTTATTGATGGAAATGCGTGCGGTTACTGCGCGGTGCTGCATGAGGCACTGGCGCCCGGAATGAGTTAGCTTTAAACTAGCAACCCTTCGAGTTAACTCGTTACTCTTGGGAGATCTTGGTTTTAAGCCGGCCATAGGCCGCCTGTTTGGGTCCAGGGGACCGTTCGTGGTTTAAGGCCCCACTAGGCCTGAGATGATTAGAACTTCATCCCGGAGTTAAACACTAAGGCTCTCACATCGCTGTAAGAACGCTCAATGGGCTTTCTGTGAAAGACCTCATTCTCCAAAGCCTTGAGAACGAGTTTTTGCGTGACCACGAAATTTATCTCCTCGTGGAGGGAGAGCTCACGAAGGGCGACTTCCCAATTATCGAAAGTCTTAGCTACCGCGTCGGGTGCAGAAGTAGCGTGAACCCAAGTGAGCATTCGATAAATGGAACTCACGTCGAGAGGTGCAACCCACCGACCTTCGGTGAAACGAAAACCGCGTTTCAGAAATTGGCATTCCGAGAGATGTTTAGGGACAGGAGTGCCACCCTTCCCTGCGTCGGTTATGCGCCAGCCGTACTCCCTGGTGAGGGCCTGGTTCGCCTCTTCCAAGGGAAAGCCATCTTCATGACTGCTGGCAACGTCGTCTCCGTGAGTTTTGAGGGCGTACTTTTGAGGATAACGGTTGAAAACTGCCCTGTTTGCGACGGAATTGACGGCGGAATTGAGGTGAGCAGTGAGAAAAGCCCCGGAAGGCATTCCATCAAAAAGGAAGACTATGTTCATGTATAAGACATTGGTGCAGTAGGTGGCAGAAGCCAAAAGCTCAAGTTCACGGACCGGAACGCCTTGATAACGCAAAGAGGCCTGATACGGGTACTGGTGG